CAACACCAACACCAACACCAACACCAACACCAACACCAACAGAAACACAGGCAAATTTACTTAATGCAAAAGTAAAAGAATTTGAAGAAAAAAAAAATAGAATTGATACATTACGAAAATATAAGGATACTTTATCAAGAAATATATATGAAGTAATGCAAGAAATAATGCAACTACAACTAACACACGACTCAATTCAATCACAAATAGAAAGTTATAAAGGACAAGAGGACGAATACTTAGATGATATTATGGAATATAGTGAGCAACTTGAAATGGTTGATAATAAATTGTTATCAACAGAAAGAAATTTAGAATCTTTTAGAACTTTAGTGCAAGATATAGATGAAAATATTATAAAATTAAATGAAAAACTTGTATTATTACAAATAGATATTGATATGCCTAGTGTACCGACAAGTGATATATTAATCTTCCCACATGTACCAAGTTCAACAATTGAACCAACTAGTTCAAGCAATTCTATTCAAAAAAATATAGATGAATTTAATAAAAAATATCATTATTATGATAACTTTACAGATGAATTTACAGATATCAGTAATATTACATCTATTAAAGATTTATTTGATAATTGTTTGTTTAGCGTAAATCAAATGCAAAAATATTTGTTTATTAATAAAATACCAATAAATATAGATGATAAAAAATTTATGAAATATTTGTACGAAATATGGACTGTATTGACAAAGATACAAGAAGAAACTATAACCCCCCTTTTGAGTATGATTCATGAAAGCAGCGACCTGCGAGAGAAGATTCGGTCAGATTATGAGGTATTTAAAAGTAATAAAAAATACGTATTAAAAGAAGATAGTGTATATTTTGTGGGTTTTGAAAATGTTTTTTATAATTTAATTGATGGTATGTATCTAACAATTGATAATAGAATGATGACTATTATACAGATAAAAAATAAGATTAAAAAAATAAACGGTCTTATTAATTTATTAATCCATAATATTGCTTATTTATATAATAAAAGTAATTTATTTTTAGAATTAAGTAATTATATCCCTAGAGGCGGAAAGAGAAAATCCAATAAGAGAAAAATGAATAAAAATAAAAGTAAAAAATCTAATAAGAAAAATATTTATAAAAAGAATATTTATAAAAAGAATATTTATAAAAAGAATAAATCTCCAATAAAAGAAAAAATAAATAAAAGAAAATCTAATAAATTATTTATATGAATCAAAGTGAAATAAATGATATTAGAGATAATAAAGATTTTAGAAATGTGACCTTTTCAGGATTTAAAAAAACGGATGTTAAAAAAGAATTAATTGAATGTTTAATTCAATCAAAAATAGAACAAGCATGTTATTGGAGTGCAGAATTTATATGTGCAGGACATTATATTGATTTATGGGAAATGATTCTCTACTTTTATAGTAAATATATTCATTTAGGAAATCCTAAATTAACAATTTATTTAGATAACCGAATAGAATCATTTAAATCTATTTTAAAAAATGGATATATTGGTTATGAATTAAAATTAAGAAATAATGACAAGATTAGAAAATTATTTGCAGAAGTAATTTGTATTATTTGTTATTCAAAAAGAAAACATAGTTTTGATGAAATCAAAGTAAAAAAAGAAGATTTTGATATTTCTTCAATGACAGATAAATTAAAAGCACCTAATATTTATTTTGGCGTAATTATGATGAATGAAGACCCAAAAGAATTATTTATTCCTATTAATGAATTTAGTTATAATATATCTAAAGATGTGAAAAATACATTATTAGCATGTTATTGGGTTGAATGGATTATTGAATATGATTATATTTGTTATTCTAAGAAAAAAGTGTGTAAATGTGAAAGAAGAGATATTATGCCAGTAGATAATAATTGTCAAATGGATATTATTTGGTTAATATGGGATGCAATTTTAAGAGAAACAGAATTAAATCATTCCGAGTTTATAAAAAGAATCATGAAAAGTTTATTACATTTATATTGTCTAAGATATACAAAAGCAATTGGTAAAAAAAGAAGATATATAATTTATTTTGCAATTTCTCTACTTACAGAAATTGTATCAACAAATGAAGAAATCATTAAAGAAAAAGAACAAGTTTCTCAATTAGTAGAGAAAATAGATAATATATACATTCAAATAAAAAAGAATGAACAATCACCAAATACAGATTACTTATTTACTTCTGTAAAAAAATCCAATTTGGATAAAACAATAGAGAAATTAGAAAAAATGGATTCATTTGGGGAAGCATTTATACCTCGTGTAAATAATATTTAGATATACTATATGAAAACCAGAAAAAATATTCATAAGAAAAATAAACCTATCTTTACTAATTTCAAGGAACAAATTGTAATGAAATTCTTGGTTGTATTAAACATGACAAAATTATACCATTGGAAAACATGTAATTATGCTGCACATCAAGCAAGTGATAAATTATATGATGTGTTAAATAAAAATGTGGATAGTTTTGTAGAAGTAATGTTGGGAAAATTAAATGGAGAAAGAGTGAATTTAGAAAATATAAAATCAATTCCTTTGATTGATTTTCCAAGTGGTTCTCATTTTGATGATGATATGAAAACAGAAATAAATCATTTTAAAAATTATCTAGTTGATTTAGATAATGAACCCATTCTTAAAAAAATGTCAAATAGTGATTTATATACTATTCGTGATGAAATTTTGGCTGCATTGAATCAATTCTTATATCTATTAAGTTTGAAATAATAATATATATAATAATATATTATTATGGACAATATGCATAAAACAATTATATCTCACAATTTAACAAATACACCTGAATCAAATTATGGTTCTTGGTGGGTATTTATTTTATTATTTGTTTTTTTAGGAATTTATTTGATATGGATTGTGGATAAATATTATTTCTCTATAAAAGAAAAATCTGGTAAACCATCTAACAATACAAATATTCCTACTGGAACACCTCACGAAATATATAAAAATTCATCCAATATTAATGAAAATAATATAATTTTAAAAGATGATAATAATTTAAATAATGTCTTAGATAATAAACCTCAATCCAATAGTTCTCCTATTGCCAATGATTCTTATATCAATAGTCAATTTAATAATTCTTCTAAAACAGGATGGTGTTATATTGGTGAAGTAGGAGGTAATAGAAGTTGTATTGACGTTGGAGATAATGATTTATGTATGTCTGGAAATATTTTTCCAAGTCAAGAAATATGTATTAATCCGTCTTTACGCTCTTAAAATTAACTTTTCATTGATAGGCCATTTATTACCACTTGTTGCATATGTTCTTTTTACTCTGGGATAATAAGTTGGTAATCTACCAGACCAACATAATAAACGAATAGGACCAGGAACATCTGAACATGTAGTTGGATAACATATTTTATTTCTAGTTTTTTGTAATATTTCTCCAGAACATGGATCTTCTATTGTATTACATATTAATCTTCCACCATCAGGTATAATATATAAAGGAACACCAGGATTAACAACAATTGGTGGTAAAATAGGATAATTTGGATTTTCATCTGGTGGCGGTGGTGGAGGTTGTGGTCCATCTCCTCCTCCACCTATAGTAGGTAAATTTATTGCATCTTCTTTTTTTTTTTTTATACAATCAAGTATTTCATAACTAGTAATATTATTACTATCTATAATATTACTTGATTGGGGTGCTACTATATATTTTTGATTTACTCTTTGTAATAATTGTATATTTGGAAAAGAATTTTGTTGGGTTTGAGATGCCCAAGATGTAAAATTTCGTTGTGCTAATAATCCATATCGTTGTTTTTTCGTAATCTGTGTGGAATTATTTTTATATTGTAAAATATTTGCTTTTTTATACATTTGTAATTCAGGTATAATTGTGTTATTATTTATACAACGTGGTTTATATCTAGTCCATTCTCTTGGTGGAATTGGATTATATTTTGGACCTAAACATGACATATATTCTATCAAGAAATAATCAAATTGTTATTTGATTATTTCTATATTTATAATATATTAACCATTATGTGTTAATATATTTGTATAAAATAATGCTTTTTTGTGAGTTTTTTTATTAAATTGGTCTGGATGTTTATTTACATATTTTGCAAAATGTTTTAAATCTGGTAATTCATTTTTCTTGGTTGGATGATTTTTTATATAATTATTGTAAATTTTAGTAAAAGAACCCCATTTTATTTTGTTAAATTGAATTTTTCCTCTTGTTTTATTCTGTAATGTTTTCTTTTTTCTTCTTCTTGTTTTTCCACCATTTATTACTGAATCACTTGAATTATCACTTGAATTATTGGTTGAATTATTGGTTGAATTATTGGTTGAATGATCGGTTGGATCATTTGGACCAAATGTTCCTAGTGTAAGTCCAGTTGTTAAATCATCATCCTTTCCTATACTTGAAAAAAAATTACCCATTTAATATATATTATTATTATAATTATACAGGATTGTATTCATCACCACTTCCATCAAAATACCATCGCAAAGATAAATAATTAGGATTCTTTAAATTCAATCCTGAATTATCTACCATTGAAGTATTTGGTCCTTTCTTTACTAGTTCTTGTATTGACAAAACACCTAATGCATTATTATAATACCATAAATTAGAAATATATCCATTAAATCCACCATTCATTGCTACATAAACATCGCCATAATTCTGTTTTGGAACGCCATGTAAATTTGCACTTTTTGTAATTATTCCATTTATATATACATCTATTTCTTTGTTTCTGCAAAGAATAATAACATTAACCCATTTATTTAATGGTATATCATCAATAACAATTTTATTCTCTATAGAATTAAATGTATTCATAAATACTGAAATAGAATTAGAATCAGGATTAATATATAAACCAGGAGCATTATTTGGATAATTAATACCATCTGTATTTGGACCATAATTACCTTTACTAAATATATGTCGGTATTTATTACTAGATGTGTCTAAATCATTGATATAAATCCAAACAGACCATGTAAATTCAATTCCTCCATTTTCATTAATAGAACGATAAATAGTTTTAGATTCATACATATTTGGGTCTTGAGAAAATGTTAGCATTTGAGAATTCGCGTTAATCATTCCATTAAGAAGTTTTTGTTTATTTGCTGGAGAAAATAACCAAGAAATAATATTTATTGAAAAACTCAATAAAAAAATAAATATAAAAATAACAAATAATAAAAAAGCAAATTTAGCAACTAAACTATTTGATTCTAAAAACTCTTTTATTCCATTTTTTGACTGTGAAATGATAGAATCATTTGATACACCTACATCACTTGGTTTTAAATTATCACTCGTTTCACTATTAAATAAATTAGATAATGTGCTAGAATTATTTTCTTGAGACATATATATATATAAAAAGAAAAGACACTAAATGGTTAAACTTGCTTCTTGTTCTCCATTTTGTAAAATAGAAATGTTTAATTGATATGCTCCAAATATATTTGGTAAAAATCCAGTGCCATATCCCTTTTCATATATATTCCATGCTTGTTCCGGATTTAATGCATTTGGATAATATGCTAATTTGGTTGTTGAACCTTCAAATCCACCATTTGGTGTAACTATAACATCTTTCGTAGAGTCAACTACAGCAGGACCACTTAACACATTTGTTCTTACTAATTTTCCATTTATATATGTATCTAAAGTTCTACCATAAACGCTAATCGTAAAATTAACCCATTGCTGTATCGGTATATTAGAAATAGTAAATGTTTCAACATTATTTTTCATTGTTAAATTATTTGAATATGTAGTTAATTGAATTTCAATATTATTTGTTACTTTGTCTAGATAAACTAAAGGAAAAGGATATTGACCTCCAATACCTGTATCTTTATCAATTGTATTGGTTGTTTCAAGCATTCTTCCAAATATTACTTTTGTCTGACCATACTTATAATTCCAGTTGCTTATATAAAACCAAATAGAATATGCAAAATTGGAATTTCCAGGAGAATTACTTGATGCTAAAGAACTAGCAGATATTGTTTGTAGAGATGTTGCATTTGTCAACGAAGTTAAAATATATTTATTTACAATATATCCACTAATTAACCAAATTAATAATATTATAATTATCACAATTAATACGATTGTTCCAATTTTCATAATATAATTATATATTATAATTATATTATTATAACAATCAATATTTTATAATGTTAAATATTTATTTTCATCAATTTGATTTAATCCCAAAGTATGTGTTATATTCTCTATTTTTAATGAATTTATATATAAATTATCATAGTAATTAATTAAAATTGGAGGACTCAAATTTTTTACTGAATTATATATATTTTGAATTTGAATTAAATTTAACGATTTGTCAAAATAAACTACATTACATATTCCACCACTTATTCCATTTTTATCACCTGATGTAATATTATCTTTTCTCATGTATGGAATATAAGATTTAAATGATTGAATTAATTCACCATTTATAAATATATCTAATATACCACTCTTATAATTAATTACTATATTATTCCATTTTTGAAGTAATAATGTTTCATTTTTATATATAATTATATTTCCAAGTTCATCTAAATTTAATTTCTCATTTATTGGTTCTCCATTAATTAATTTATTATCTATTGTAATCATAAGCGTATTACTTATTCCACGATATTGAATATTTGGTTTTCCACCATAATCAATCAATGACAAATATTTATTATTTGTATTCGTACCATCAATAAATATCCAACACGATAATCCATAATTATATGAATGTATATTATCTTTATTTGTCACTAAAGAATCATAAGAAGACAATAATTTTTTTGTATTTGTATTTAATGGTTCTTTTAATAAAAGATTTCCTCCTTGTGATGAAAACTTTGTGTAGTAATTTGTAAAATTAAAATATATAATGTATAATACTATAATTATAATTAATAATACATAATCAGTTATATTAAATTTAAATGAATCTTTACTTTTCAATAATTCTTTATTGGTGTTGTAAAATCCTGTAATTTTATCAATTAGTGAAATAAATAAACAAGGAATATAAAATATACTACCAATCACAACTTGTAAAAATGGACTTTCTTTATAAAATGAACTATAAGAAATCATTCTAAATAAAATAGCCATTAACGTAATAATAATTGCAATGTTAAGTAAAGTTCCAAGAATAGTTGAACTTTTAAATGAAAATGTTTTGAATAAATAAATAATCCAATTTATTAATGTAAAAAAGAAAAATAATCCAAATAAAATAAATAATGAATATGTTAATGTTTTTATAAATTCATCATCTTTTATAGATAATTTATCTTGAGTTTTTGTATAAATGTAAATATAAGAAATACCAAATATAATAGAGAACGCAATTAATGAATAAATATATGAAGAAATGGTTCCATTAAAAGCAGATGAATTTCCTACTTTACTATTATTAATTGATAATATTACTGCAATAAATAAAATGAGTACAATAAAATACAATATAATATTAGATGCATCTTTACTTTTATTTTCTGAATCTATTATTTTATAATAAATAAAAAAAGTAATTAGATATGCTAAAGATATAAAAATGGATGGAAATCTATCAATTATAGAGAAACAATCATCATTAAAAAATTTTGATATAATAATGTTATAAATAATTAAAGAATATATTTTGGATGAATCTTCTGGAGGCATTTTAATATTATAATCTTTCATTGTAGCATTAGTAGGAATATTTAAAAATTCTGGTAAGGATTTTGATGACATTTTTTCTGTACCATTTTTCGTCATTTGAAGACTAAGACCTAATAAAACCATTATAATTAATCCATTAATTACATAAATAGAATAATCACTAAAATTACATTCTGTTGATGTTTTATTTGCAGAAACTAAAAATATTATAAAACAAACAAATAAAATTATATAATAACATAATATTAAAATATTCACATTATTTTTATTAAATATATTACTTATATATTGGTCTTGATTAGATGGATCTATATATTTTGGATTATAGAGAAAATTAGATTCAACATTTATAAATAAATTCTTCAAATGACTGAATATCATAAAAAAAAGATACATTGCAGAAAATAAAAAAGGAGTAAATAATAAAATATTTACAAAAAATTTATTTTTATAAGAAGAAAAAGAATTTATACTTATTGAAAATAAAAAATATACAATTATAAAAAAAATAGATATTCCCAATAATAAATATTTATTTTCATTAAAAGAATTGTATATCAAAAAAAGTGTGAATAAAATACTATAAATAATAGTTGAATAAATAATAACAATAACAGAACCTTCCATATTTGGATTATTAATGTCATCACTAATTAATTCGTTTCTAGGAAGTATAAAATTAAAAATAATTGCAACTACAATTAAAAATGTAGGTATAATCATTGTTGTGTATCCAATATCTTTTTCTTTATCTTTGGAATATATTATTTTATACATTTGTTTAAAAAATAAGTAAAAAAAATATAGAGAAAATAGTAAACTGATGGTAATATATTTTGTTGAAAAAAGTATAATTATAAATATAAATATTAATAAAAAATATATTATAGATAATGTTAATTTACCGGAAAAAAATTTTTCAATCAATTCATAATCAAATGATGATAATACATGTTTTTTAACATCAGGTTTTATTTTATTTTCCATATATATATATATTAAATATATATTACATATTTTCTTTTGCCGTTTTCTCTCCGTGACAATTCCTACATAATGCAACCAAATTATTTACATCATTACTTCCTCCATATTCCAACCGAACTCTATGGTCTATTTCGTATGTATGATTTAATTGAGAATTACATTGTCCACACCTCCAATTTTGTTGAGAAGCAATATATTTTTTCTTTGTTTCTGATACTGATCTTTTCGTTGCCTTTATAGTTGTTTGATTTAATGATGTATTCATATCTGTCATAAATGATGAAGATGAATTTTGTTTATTTGTAAAATCTAAAATCGGTGATATAACATCTATTGACTTTTTATCAATAGGCAGGTATTTTACAACATTATTTGCATATAATAATATTTTTTTTGTTTGTAATGGATCGCGTTTTATTAATAAATATATTAATAATCCTAAAATAATCACAACAGCAATTGTAAAGTATTTTTTATATAAATAAAACATTTTTATGAATTTCCAATCATAATATATGTTAAAAACAATAAACCCAATTATTAATAATATTATTATTTCTAGTTTCATATAATAATATTATATATGTTTCAAAATACATTAAACTATTCTTTTTCTTGTTCTTCTTGTTCTTCTTGTTTTTGTTTTCTTATTTGCTAGTTGATAATTTAAATATAATATTGTTTTTTTTACTTCTGCAATATCAATTGGTGTATCGCTATATTTTAATAAAATATCTAATAATGATATAACTGTAGTTTTAATTTTATTATTATAATTAGGATAATGTAAATCTGTAGCATTCTCTATTAAAGCAATATATGACATTACAAATCCCCAAATATCTAAATTTTTAATATATACATTATTAAAATATCCTAAAATATCAAATGAATAAGGTCTTGTAAATTTAATTAATATTTTATATAAATATTCATAAATAATATCTATTTTATTTAATATTTTTAGATTTTGAAGTCTTATTGGATTATCATTATCAAAAAAAATAGAAGTTAAACTATCATTATATTTAAAAAATGTGTTGAATAATTTTATATGTCCTAATTTATTAAAATTTATATAATTTTGAAAATAACTAATGACAAATTCTTTTATATCTTGATCTGTTATTTTTCCATTTTTTGATATTAATAAACTATTATATATATAATTAAATTTTGTTGATAAAAATACAAATGAAAATGGAACATTAAATTGAAAAGGTCTATTTCTCAGTTTTGAAGGAATATATTTCCATTCCTCTGTAAATCCATACTCCGAATATTGTGAATAATTTGTAGTATTATGAATATATAATACAGATAATCCCCAATCAATTAATCTCAACATCATTTTACCATCTTCTATATTTACTAAAATATTATCAGACTTTATATCTACATGATATATTCCTCTTTTATTCATTGGAATAATTCCATTTGTTAATAAATCAATCATTTTTTCATTAAAAATAATGAGTAGAGATTTGTTATATATTATTTTTTTAATAAATGAATCTACATCTTCACCTCCAAAAGGCATATTTATTGAAAGTAATTCATCCAAATGTTGATTAATATTTTTTGAAGTTATATTAAATTTTTTACTTAATGATTGACAACTTTGTGCATCATAATCCATTACATCTTGTAGTGTTAAATTATCAGGTCTACATAATGTATAATCAGATATAATAAAATATTTACTATAATTGGGAATTGTTTTTAAAATAGGAATAAATCTTTTAATTTCATTATATTCAACCATTGCATATTTAATTGGCATTAATTTTGAAACACCATTATTTCCAAAATAACGATTATCACCTGCCATTACAAATTTTGGATTACATTTTAATTGTGGTCTAAATAAACAACCAAATCCTCCTGATTCAAATAATTTTCCTCCATGTTTCATATATACTATACAATTATTTATTATACAAATAATATATTAATCCAGAAAATATAATAAATAATATAATATATAATACTTTTTTTATTATTTTTTTTATTTGAATATAATAATTATTATTATTTGGAAGTTTATTATTTTTTTTATATGTATCATAAAATTCTTGTAATGAAACAATAGGTTTATCTAATTTTTTATTTATTTTATTATGTATAAAATGTGTCCATCTAACAAATGATTCTCTATTATCTAAATAAGGAGTAACTGGATATTTTTCTAATAATTGACTGAAATTATTAGAAATATTTTTATTGGGAATAAATAAATATAAATTATGAATAAATTCATAATATTTTTTTTTTGTAATTGTATTTGGATGTAATGGATAACAAAATGCAATTGTATGTAAAAAATACCAATAATGAGGCCCCCATATTGTTGGTTCAATTATCATTTCATTCATTTTGATAATACGAGATATTTTCTTTCTATTCACTACTTATAATATAAAAATAATTTTATTCATAATAAAATGATGTTGTGTAATAATTGTTCTAAAAATGGTCATGTATTACATCAATGTAAATTACCAATTATTAGTTGTGGAATTATACTTTTACAAAAAATCAATAATATTCATTATTATTTAATGATTAGAAGAAAAGATAGTTTTGGTTATATTGATTTTATTTATGGTAAATACAACCCATATAATTTACATCAAGTTCAACAAAAAATAGATGAAATGTCTATTGAAGAGAAAAAAAAATTACTTTCTCTATCTTTTGAAGAATTATGGAAACAATTATGGGGACAACCTATTATGAATCCTTTATATAAAACAGAAGCATTTAAATCAAAGAAAAAATTTGAATTATTATTAAATGGAATAAATTATAGTAATAATATTATTACTTTAAAAAATTTAATTGAAATGAGCACTACACAATGGATTGATACTGAATGGGAATTTCCAAAAGGAAGAAAAAATTATCAAGAAAAAGATTTAGATTGTGCATTAAGAGAATGTCAAGAAGAAACTGGAATAAACATGGATGATATTGATATCATTGATAATATTCTTCCTTTTGAAGAATTGTTTATTGGGTCAAATCATAAATGTTATAAACATAAATATTTTATTGGTATTGTAAAACCAAACAAACATAATTTATCAGTAGAGAAATTAAAATATCAAACATCTGAAGTAAGTAAATTAGAATGGAAAACATTTGAAGAATGTATCTCTTCTATTCGTCCTTATCATATAGAAAAACAAAAAGTATTATCTAATGTACATAATACTCTTATAGAAAATATTATTTATTAGTCTCTACTTCTAATCAATTTACGCTTTAGTAAAGAATCTTTTTATATTATTATAAATATAATGGATACTAAGAAAAAAAAGAATATTACTAAAAAAAGAAGAAAAATGTTAGGTGATGATGTTGAAATTATTTTGCCTACTAAAAATGATAATAATTACATTTTAAATACAAACGTTCCTGTTATCATTCAAAATGAATCAACTGTTAAAGAAAATAAACCTATAGTTGATTATCCTATTGTTTCTCCAGAATTATTGTCATTAAGTGATAAATGTAGAGAAACAAAGAATCCATATAGTAAAGAATGTAATCAATTTCTATTTGAAAAAGAAAATATGGAAAGAAACCAATCATTAGAAGATGATAATGATTTTTTATATCCAACTTTAAACGATATTAATTTTAACATTAAAATAGCTGAAAAACAAGAATTTCAAGAAACAAAATATAATGGAAAATTACACGAAAGAGTAGATGATATATTAGAAAATCAAAATAATTTTGAAAAATATACACAAGAATTAATTGATGCTGATTTTGAATTAGCACCACATCAAAATTTTGTTAGAAATTATTTATCTTTTCAAACACCTTATAATAGTTTATTATTATTTCATGGATTAGGAAGTGGTAAAACATTAACTGCTATTGGTATTGCAGAAGAAATGCGTGATTATTTAAAAAAAATGGGAATTAATAAAAAAATAATTATTGTTGCTTCTCCTAATGTCCAAGATAATTTTAAACTACAATTATTTGATGAACGTCGTTTAGTAGATACTTCTTATATGAATGATGTTATTGGTAATAAAATCCTTAAAGAAGTAAATCCATTAAATTCATATTTAACTAGAGAAGATTTATTAAAACAAGTCAATAAATTAATCAATTCATATTATTCTTTCTTTGGATATTTACAATTTGCAAATTATATTAATCATTTTACTCATCCTAATGATGATAAACAAACTGTTAAAAATTTACAAAATGAATTTAATAATAGTCTTATTATTATTGATGAAATTCAAAATATGAAAAATATTAATGAAAGTAAAAATGGTAAGATTGCTTCAAAAACTTTTCAAAAATTAGTTAAAGTTGCTCATAATTTACGATTACTATTTTTAACTGCAACACCCATGTTTAACAGTTGTGAAGAAATTATTTGGATTTTAAATATGATGAATATGAATGATCGTCGTTCTATTATAAAAATTAGTGATGTATTTGATAAAGATGAAAATCTAAAAGAAGAAGGTAGAGAAATTCTCATTCAAAAAGCAACCGGTTATGTATCTTTTGTTAGAGGAGAAAATCCTTATACATTTCCATTTCGTATTTATCCAAAATATTTTGCTCCTGAACATTCTTTTAATGAAAATTTTCCTATTCCTACTATTCAAATGAATGGAAAAATAATTGAATTTAAAGAAAATAATATTTTGGGATTATATCTTACTGAATTAGGTGAATACCAAACTATTGTTTATAAATATTTAATTAAATTATTATTTGAAGAACAATTATTTAGAAATAAAGTAGATTTTAAAGAATTTAATACATTTAATTATACTGTTCTTCAACCATTAATACAATCATTAATAATTACATATCCAAATCCTGGAAACCTAATTCCAGATGTATCTTTAGAAGAATATTATCCATCTTCTCAAGAACCATCATCTACTGAAGAATCATCTACTGAAGAATCATCTACTGAAGAATCATCATCTACTGAACCATCATCTACTGAAGAATCATCATCTAGTGAAGAACCATCTACTGAAGAATCATCTAGTGAAGAATCATCTAGTGAAGAACCGAATGAAGAAAACCAACAACAATTATCATCATTATCCAATGCAGAAAATGAATCTCAAGAAGAATCATTACCACAAAATAGTTCTGAACAACCAGTTGAAGAAGAACCAGAACAAGAACAAGAACAAGAACAACCTCTTGAAGAAAACCAACAACAACCTCTTGAAGAAAACCAACAACAACCTGTTGAACAAGAACAAGAACAATTATCATCATTATCCAATGCAGAAAATGAATCTCAAGAAGAATCATTACCACAAAATAGTTCTGAAGAAAATCAAGAAGAAGAACAACCTATTGAAGAAGAACAAGCAGTAGAACAAGAACAACCAGTTGAACAAGAACAACCTATTGAAGAAGAACAAGCAGTAGAACAAGAACAACCAGTTGAACAAGAACAACCAGTTGAACAAGAACAACCAGTTGAACAAGAACCAGAACAATTATCATCATTATCCAATGCAGAAAATGAATCTCAAGAAGAATCATTACCACAAAATAGTTCTGAAGAAAACCAAGAAGAAGAACAACCTGTAGAAGAACAACCTGTAGAAGAACAACCTGTAGAAGAACCTGTAGAAGAAGAACAACCTGTAGAAGAACAACCTGTAGAAGAAGAACCAGTAGAAGAAGAACAACCTGTAGAAGAAAACCAAGAACAATTATCATCTTTATCAAACACAGAAGAAGAATCATTACCACAAAATAGTTCTGAGGAAGAGGAATCTCAACAAGGTGGAATGGAAGAGGAAGAAGAAGAACAAGAAGATGGAACACCAGAAAATAAAGATGTATTGGATAAAAATTTAATTGGAACAAATGGATTAAAAAATATAATGACTTACACAGATACAGTTACGAAAAAGGGTAATTTTAAATATAAATATACTGATTCAAAATATCAAATATTTAAACCAGATATAATAGGAAATTATAGTTCAAAAATAAAAAATATATGTGAAAATATTTATAATTCTTCAAAAAATATAGTTTCTCAAGGAATAATATTGATATATTCTCAATATATTGATAGTGGATTAATTCCAATGGCACTTGCATTAGAAGAATTAGGTTTTAAAAGATATAATGGTAATTCATTATTTGATCCAAGTTATAAAATTCCGTCAATAGATAGTACAACATTTGAAAAAATAGATGGACGAAATAAAAAGGTAATACCAGCGTGTTATTCAATGATTACAGGAGATAAAAAATTATCCCCAAATAATAAAGAAGAATTAAAAAATATAACAGATGATAGAAATAGTGAAGGTAAATATATAAAAGTAATATTAATATCTCAAGCAGGTTCAGAAGGTATTGATTTTAAATTTATAAGACAAGTTCATATACTAGATCCATGGTACAATATTAATCGGATTGAACAAATTATAGGTAGAGCAGTTAGAAATTTTAGTCATAAAAAATTACCTTTGCGTGAAAGAAATGTGCAAATATTTTTACATGGAACGATTTTACCATTTAATAAATCAATTGAAGCCGCGGATTTATACATATACAGAATTGCTGAATATAAAGCAAAACAAATTGGTATTGTAACTAGATTATTAAAAGAAACAGCAGTAGATTGTATATTAAATCATAATCAAATTAATTTTAATATTGAAAATATGAAAACAAATCTAACTATTTCTCTCTCTACTATGCCAGAAGAACCATTTTCTTTTCAAGTAGGAGATGAAGCATATACAGCTACGTGTGATTATATGGAAACATGTCAATATCAATGTAATCCTTCATTAAATGAAGAGAAAATAAATAATCAAACCTATACAGAATCGTTTATAAAAATGAATATTGACAAAGTAATGAATAAAATAAGATTTCTTTTTAAAAATAATTATTATTATAGTAGAGAATCATTAATTAAAGAAATTAATAATGTTGTTATTTATTCTCAAGAACAAATAAATTATGCATTAACAGAATTAATAAATGAACCAACAGAAATATTAATTGATAAACATGGTAAAAAAGGACATTTAGTAAATATTGGAGATTATTATTTATTTCAACCAATTGATTTGAATGATGAAAATATTTCTCTACTAAATAGAGAAATTCCAGTTGATTATAAAAGACAAAATATAAATATTCTGGTTGATAAAGAGTTTAATGAATACGAGGTGAAAGATATTCCAGTAATAAAAGAACCAGGAATCCCAATAAAATCTACTATTTTAACACAAATTAAAAGTTATTATGATTTAGCAATGGAATTTTATAAAATACCTAATTTAGAAAAAATATACACGTTTTCAGATGGTGATCCAGAATGGAAACATAAATATAGTGTTGTTGGTGTTGTAATGAAAAATTTAAATAATAATGGATTATTATTAAATGAACGAGATGCAATCAATGAAGATGTATTGAAACAAATATTAATAGATAATATTATAGATTTTCTATTGCCAGAAGAAAAAATGTCTTTATTTCAAATAATATTTAAATTAGATGCAAATGAATTTAATGATTTATTAAAATTTTCTTGTATAAAAAAATTTGTGGATTTAGATGAAAAGTATGCATATGTTCTCTACATAGAGAATGAATCAACCTATTATATTACAAATAAAGATAATATTCATTGGGAGATTACACAAAGAAATAGTTTAATAAAAACAATTGATGAATTATTAATAGAACAAACATCAAAAAATAATTTTAATAAATATGTAGGATTTATTGATTTAAAATCTTCTATAATGGTTTTTAAAACAAAAAATACTTTTCCAGAAGGAAAAAGAATTCAACAAGGTAGTATATGTGATCAAGCAGGTAAAATGAATCAAATAAAATTATTAAATAGTATTATTGGTAGAGAAGTATATGTTCCTTTAAAACCTTTAACAAAAAAATTAAGGACATTTTTTTATTCTCTAGAAATACAAAATGGAAAAGTAAATACAAAATATATGAATAAATATGAATTATGTATTTTATGTGAATTTATATTGCGATATTATCAATTACAAGAAAAAGAAAACAATACATGGTTTTTAGATTATGAGACACAGAAATTAATAAAATTTAATAAATGGAATCCAACATAATATAAAATTGAATTATAATAAATATAATATTTTACTATTAATAATATGAACTACAAAATGAATCAAAATAAGAAATTTATCAAACAAAATATAACTGATACATATTTATATTCAAAATCATTAATTACAAGAAGTGTGAAATTGAATATTACATCTATTGGGAAAAATATAAATGAAACATTATTACAAAAATTAAGAGATGAATGTGAAGGTAGATGTGTTGTTGAAGGTTATATAAAACCTAAATCGTGTTTAATAAAGTCTTATTCAAGTGGATTATTAAAGAGTAGTTATGTTATGTATGAAGTAATGTTTGAATGTTTAACATGTTTTCCTGTAGAAGGAATGTTGATTAATTGTACTGCAATCAATATAACAAAAGCAGGAATTCGTGCAGAAATAACAACAGTAGAGAAACCAAGTCCAGCAATTGTATTTATTACAAGAGATCATAATTATAATATTGATGAATTTTCACAAATAAAAGAAGGAGACGTATTTGTTGCAAGAGTTATAGGACAACGATTTGAGTTAAATGATAAATTTGTTTCTGTAATTGCTAAATTAAAAACAAAAACAAAAGAACATTTACATAAAATAGTACCAAATATAATAAATACTAAAAAAAAGACAAGTGTTTCTCCAAAAAAAACAGATGTACTGGATAAATTAGTTTCGGTAATACCATCCAAACCTATAACATTAGAAATAGTAGAGAAAGAAAATATAGATGAAGATGAAGAAGAAAAAAAAGACGAAGAAGAAAACGAAGAAGAAGAAAATGAAGAAGAAGAAGACGAAGAAGATGAACAAGAAGATGAAGAAGAAGAACCTGAAGAGGATGAAGAAGGAAAAAAAACATCTAAACTAAAAAAAGATGAAGAAGATTAATAATTTATATTCTTCGTTTAATATTATTCTTCGTTTAATATTATTCTTCGTTTAATATTATTCTTCGTTTAATATTATTCTTCGTTTAATATTATTCTTCGTTTAATATTATTCTTCGTTTAATAAATTATGTAGTATAATATCTGTATTGTTATTTGTTACATCTCCAGTTAATATAGATGATTCGTATATTTTTCTTAAAATATCGTGTGGAGTAGTATTTCCTATGCGTAATAATCCTCTATTTCTTAAATATTTTTTAATATCTGTAATATCGTGTGTTTTTAATTCTTTATAAGAATCAGTAATTTGTTTTCTAGTATTTATATTTTTAATTAAAATTCCAACTTTTTTTTTAATATTAGATTTTCCCAATGTATATTTTTTTTTAATAGTTCTTTTAATAAAAATAGGATCTTTTTCTTTTTCTTTATCTTTTTCTTTTTCTTTTTCTTTATCTTTTTCTTTTTCTTTAGAAAATTTTTCTTTTAATTCATTTAATTTTTGTTCTCTATTAATTGTAGAATTTTCTACATGTGTTGAATTTTTATTGTGTTTTAAAGATTTATTTATCCAAGAACGATATGTTGGTTTATTACCATTTTTTAAACATCCATATGGAACATCATTAGAAGGTGAATATGTTATATTTATTTCTTCGTTTTTATTTTCATAAAAAGGTTCAACAACAGTAATCAATTCAGTTTGTTTATTAGATGATTCTTGAGTTGGGTTATGTGTAGATTCTTCTTCTAATAATTCAATTGGTAAATCAATATGAACATTAGTTGTTATATTAGGAGTTGTTATATGATCTATAAAGGTTGTTTTTGTTGGTGATTTATTAGATAGATCTTTTTTATTTTCGTTGGATAAAGTAGAGAGAAAATTCATTGAAAGTATAAATTCATCATCATTATCATCATTATTATTTGTATTATTATTTTGTTGTATAGATTCATTTTTCTCTTCTTCTTGTTTTAATGAAGATTCTAATTTAATTTTATGATTTTTGATTCTATCAATTAATTGTTTTTTTAAAAAAGATGGAGTTATTGATTTTTTGGATGTTTTGTCACGATTATTTTTGGTTCGTGATTTTGATGAAGATTGAATTTTAAATAATTCAGGATTAATTTGAATGGTTTTTTTAACATTACTCATTATAATATAAGTATTATAATGATAATTAATATGATTATTTTACTCTTTTACACATTTATATATTAAGTTATTTAAAAATAAAATTGATTTAAATATAACTAAATTAATGCAAGGAACAAATAAAAATAACATGAACATGGATAAATCATTTGATGAAATCTTTGCATCTGAGTATATTGAAACACCATGGGATGTGATTCAATCCTATTTTAAAGGTCAACATTTGGAAAGATTAGTTCGTCATCAAATTGAATCTTATAATAATTTTATTGAATATCAAACAATGAAAACAATAGAAATGTTTAATGCAGTAAATATTAAATCAGAACAAGATTATGATCAAGCATCTGGAAAATATAGATTAGAATTATTTATTAATTTTGAAAATTTTAATTTATATAGACCACAAATTCATGAAAATAATGGAGCAACTAAATTAATGTTTCCTCAAGAAGTTCGTTCTCGTAATTTTACATATGCTTCTGCGATGACAATTGATATTAATATTAAATTTGTAGTTAGAAATGGAAAAGATTTGGAAAATATACAAACATTTTATAAAACATTACCTAAAATCCATATAGGTAAAATGCCTATTATGTTAAAATCAAATATATGTGTTTTAACTCAATATAAACATATGGAAAATAAAAATATAGGTGAATGTAAATATGATACAGGAGGATATTTTATTATAAATGGTTCCGAAAAAACTGTTTTGGGACAAGAAAGAGCAGCAGAAAATAAAGTATATATTTATAATGTAAGTAAAAATAATACTAAATATACATGGAGTGCAGAAATAAAATCTGTTCCTGATTTTAAATGTATTTCTCCAAAACAACTAAATATTATGGTTTCTTCTAAAAATAATGGGATGGGATTTCCTATTGTTATTCAATTACATCGTGTTAAACAACCTATTCCATTATTTGTATTGTTTCGTGCTTTGGGAATTATTTCTGATTTAGAAATTTGTCAATATATTATTCTTGATATTCATAACAAAGAATATAAAGAATTGTTAGATGGATTGCTGGCATCAATTATTGATTCTAATACTGTTATTACACAACAAGATGCATTAAAATACATTACTAGTTATGTAATGTATACACCAATCAATATGGATAAAGAAACAGGAAGTAAAAAGAAAATGGAATTTACAAATGATATTTTGGCAAATGATTTATTTCCTCATTGTAATACCAAACAACAAAAGATATATTTTCTTGGATATATGACAAATAAATTATTACAAGCCAAATTTGATTGGATTAAACAAGATGATAGAGATTCATATTCTAATAAAAGAATTGATTTGACTGGAACATTATTGAATAATTTATTTCGTAATTATTTCAATAAATTAGTAAAAGACATGGAAAAACAAATTATTAAAGAAATTAATAATGGTTCTTGGAAATCAACCGAACAATATATGAATATTATTAATATGACTAATATTTATAAAATTATTAAATCAACTACAATTGAAAATGGATTGAAAAAAGCATTATCTACTGGAGATTTTGGTATTAAACATACAAATAGTAATAAAGTAGGTGTTGCACAAGTATTAAACCGATTAACTTATGTAAGTAGTTTAAGTCATATGCGTCGTATCTCTACACCTACTGATAAAAGAGGAAAATTAATTCCACCTAGAAAATTACATAATACTTCTTGGGGATATTTATGTCCAGCAGAAACACCAGAAGGTCAATCTGTTGGTGTAGTTAAAAATTTATCTTATATGGCACATATTACAATTGCTTCTAATTCTGAACCTATTTATAATAATGTTATGCCATATATTATTGATATTGCTACATGCAAACCAAATGAATTATTTAAAAAAGTTAAAATTTTTATAAATGGTTGTTGGGTAGGTGTAGTAATCAATCCTGTAGAAATATACAATTCACTAAAACAAAAAAAATATCAAGGAATTATTAATATTTATACTTCAATTGTTTTTGATTATAAAAATGCAGAAATTAGAATATGTAATGATGCAGGAAGATTAACACGACCTTTATTGAGAGTAGAGAATAATCATTTAGTATTAAAAAAATCAGTTATTGATAGAATAAAAAATGGTGAATTGGTATGGAATGATTTATTAATAAATTCTAAATTGACTGATTCTGTTATTGAATATATTGACCCAGAAGAACAAGCAAGTATTTTAATAGCAATGAAACCATCTCATTTGGAAACCCAATGGATTCGTAAAGAAAATACAACTGAAATATACAAATATACACATTGTGAAATACATCCAAGTACTATATTTGGTGTTTTAGCTTCTTGTATTCCATTTCCTGACCATAATCAATCACCAAGAAATACATATCAATGTGCTCAAGCAAAACAAGCAATGGGTGTATATGTTACTAATTATGAAAATAGAATGGATAAAACATCTTATGTTTTAACATATCCTGGAAGACCATTAGTTGATACTAGAATTATGGATATGATTCATATTAATGATATTCCATCTGGATTTACAGTTATTGTTGCAATTATGACACATACTGGTTATAATCAAGAAGATTCATTGTTATTTAATAAAGGATCAATTGATAGAGGATTATTTCAAGCAACTATATATCATACTGAAAAAGATGAAGACAAACAAAAAGTAAATGGTGATGAAGAAATTAGATGCAAACCTGATGCAACAAAAACAAAAGGAATGAAGTTTGCAAATTATAATAAAGTAAATAGTAAAGGAGTTATTCCTGAAAATACATTAGTAGAGAATAG